GTTGTTAGATAAACTCGGGATAGAAGAACTGAAGATTCCGTTACTCATCGATAAAAGAATTTTTGATTTACAACAACAACCAGAGGCTGTAGCCAAATGACAACAGCAGCAAAGAAAGAATATGGGTTTCAGGGAGTACGGTGTCCGCACTGTAAGCGGAAACTCGCCCAGAAACTTATTGGAGAAATATGGGTGCGATGCTCTAAATGCAGTACGGACCTTCATCTTGTCTTTGACAAAGGAATGGTAAAAAAACTAAACTAGACGTTAACTTAAACATATATTGAAAGTGCGGTTCAGTCGCCAGAGATTAATTTTCTCGGCGGCTTTTTTATTTTAAGGGGTAGTGTATGACATTACAGAATCAGACGGCAGGTTTTGATAGCCCGCCAGAAGAAGCAGTGAATGGAACTGGCAGCCTTGCACCAGAGACAGAGGCCGCGCCCGCAGAAGCGCAACCGGCCCAGAACCCTGGTCAACCTCCCACCATAGATTCACTTCAGGCCAGAATGGCCGAAATGGAGAAGCAGTTTGAAGACCAGCAGGTGGCACTTACCAAGTCGCAGCAGGACTACAACTCGCTCAACGGACGCTATAAACGCGCCGTCGAAGAGAAGTCCACGCTCGATGAGATAGCCGACTCACAAGTAGCTCTTACAGGAACAGTACAGGCAATGCTTCGCCATAATGCGACGCAGGACGAGCAGGTGTTTGCAGAAGAGCTGGAGAAGGTACAGGCCGATACTGCAAACCGTACTACCAACCGGTCTTTTACAAACGCTTCCGCCGACATGATCCGTGAGATCCAGGATATTGTCGAAGAGCTGGGCCTTGACCTTGAACGCTCGGATGAACTCCGCACCTTCAGGGAAAAATGGACTCCATCTTATCAGGCATCCGATCTCGCTGGATTATACGACGCTTACGCAGACTTCCTCAAGACGGCTCGCCGTCTGGAAAGGGACAAGCGTGAGTCGGACCTTACAAGCGTCCAAACAGCGAATGAAGAAAAGAGAACACGCGAAAACGAGGAACTTGGAATTAACGATCTCGATTCGGGAGCGGGGATTCCTACCGCGATGAACGGCAACTCTCTTCTTACGCGCCGTGGCGAGACGGGGGCGTCGGTATCTAGAGATGAAATAGCACAAGCAGCGGAGCAGATGTCAAAACTCGGTATCCGCTTTTAATGGGAGATTAAGAAATGGCAGCAGGGAATACGATAACAGATTCATTAGCCGACTCTATTCCCACGATGATTGCCTCGGCAAGAATTGTGAGAGAGTTCGCTGGTGTTATGCCTAACCTCGTCGATAGGCAAAGACTCGACGAAAACACAGGAACGATTTGGAATGAAGTTTCGATGTCGAAACTATCAGCTCAGGCCGTCACCGAAAATACAGAACTCGACAACCCCCAGCAGATGGAAGACACGTTGTTCTCGGTAACCCCTACGGTTATTGGAGTTCACACCGTCATCACCGACAGGGTTGCCCTGAGAATTAGCGCAAACGCATATGCCCAGACAGGGTCACTTGCACAGAACGCTATTGAGAGAAAGAAAGACCAGGACGGACTGACGGCTATCGACGGTGCGACAACCGTACTTGGTGGAGCTAACGCTCTAGACTCTGGTGAAATTGCTGCGGCATCATACAGGATTACCTCAAATACAACTGAGCCAGCTCCTGCCAATGCTCCAATTCACGCTGTCCACCACGGCTTTGCCTTAAAGGATATCGATGACGAATTGATAGCAGCAGGCGTTGACCAGACAAGTGGCGCTCCCTTGACTGCTGGTGTGGCCGTCGAGGCATACCAGAACCGATATCGGGGAACAATCGCCGGTGCAAGGCTGTATGAGGATGGAAACATCACCATTACTTCAAACCTTGCAAAGGGCGGAGTCTTCTCGCAAATGGCACTGGTATTAGTCGAGGGCAGGTCTCCATATATTGAGACCAAGAGAATGCCTGAACTAGGCGGTGGAGCCACAGCTCTGTATCACTATGACGAGTATGCCTACGGCGAGAGATCGTCAGGCAACTGGCTGTTTGAAGTACAGGCTGACGCTACTGCACCAACCAGCTAATGAATCTGCGTCGAATGACGTGGTCTCATGAGCGGGGACCCATTCCGAAGGGGTGGATTGTCCACAATATGAATGGGGACATGGAGGATAACAGGCTGGAGAATCTGGCGTGTATCCCCAGAAAAACTGGAAACATATCAGAAGTAGTCGCTCCCTACAGGGAACGTATAAAAAAGCTGGAGCTACAGCTACAGCAGGAGAATAAATAGAGATGGCACAAACAGGATATGGAAGAGTAAGAATTTTTGAGGACTTCCTTGCAGGCGAGGACATTGTTGCTGCAACAGCAGTAGGAAGAGCCTTTGGTGGTTCAGGACTTAGAGTGATCGGACAGGGGGCTGAAGATACTGACTCGGGTATAACCGTCGGCGAGTCTGACGGCCTTAACGGTGTTGGAATTCTGACGACTACCAACGAGGATGCTCATAGCATTGGACTTACGACAGGCAAGGTATTTGATGTCGCAAAAATGGCCCCTATAAATATTGAGTGTAGAGTTCAGTTTCCTGATCTCGACACCAAGGCATTTTATTTCGGCCTAACCGATGTTAACGGTGACACGGCTATTCTTGAAGGAGAAAACCTTGTTGCCTCGGGTGCAAGCGTTACCCTCACAGCTTCTGACTTATGTGGCTTTTTGCTCGATGCAGAGGCTACCGACGATGAGGACTGGATCATGGTTTACAACGGTGGAACCACATCAGGTGAAACCACAATTGCAAGTATTGACGCCGATAACGATGCCGTGGCGGCTGAATGGGACATCCTGAGACTGGAAATTTCAATTAACGGAACCGCCAGGTGGTACGTTAATGGTGTCCTAAAGCAGACCGTGACCGGTGCAGTATCGACGAGTACAGACCTTGCTGTGATGGCAATGATTGAGACAAGAGCCGCATCAAATGAATATGCGTGGATTGACTACATAGCAATCGAGGCCAACAGAGACTGGACTGAGTAGGAGCTTTTAGTGGCTGCACTTGTTGAACTGGCCACAGCGGATATATGGGGTCATGAGCCTTGCTGGCATATCTCTGAGATAAACCGGCAGGCTCCTGATTCCTCGGGCGTCAGAAGATACCAGACGGTAACAGTTATAAGAAATGACCACAGGGTAAAACTCGAAAGAGACCTTGGTGATGCCCGCCTGTTCGGTGAGGAGTTCCAGTTAATACTCGGAGTTCCTGACGGGAAAGGTGGAGGCGAGGCTCTGTATACCGTCGAGGAAGGTCTTCTGCTTGCACAGGAGATGAACCTCACGCCGCCCCCTAAAACCGAGGTTAAACCCAGAGACTGGAAGAAGATTTTCTGGGATAACGTGGAAGAAAAAAACAAGTGGATGAAGGGTCATAGTACGTTTGGCCCCGACTTTAAGAAGGAGCGAACCCGTTGACACAGGAAAAATCTATCCAGGAAGAACTTAGAGACGCAGAGGTGGCCGAGGAGCCAGGGAATATGAAGCCCGGGGCCGTCGTTGGTAACAGCAATGGTATGACGATGACAGCAGCCGAACTTCAGAGCGCAGGATACGTCTATGTCTACGATAACAGGACGGGAGACCGCTCGGTCGTCAATCGCAATATGCTTGAGCAGCAGCTCGGCAAAAGAAGGGATGACGGCACATACGCATTTACAACAACAAAGCCAGAATTTGAAAGGCAGTACGGGGGCCTCAAGTGCCTTCTTCACAAGGAAGATCCCAACAGGGCCGAGTACGACCGGATGGGACTTGCCTACTGCACGAAGGACAACCTAACCGCTTCACATGATCTAAGGGTCCATATGCAAAAGCGTCACAGGCGTGAATGGGCAACGATAGACGGTGAGCGGATTGACGAAGAGAGAATCAGGGAGAGGGCGAGGCAGGATAATCTTGCCGAGGCCATAAGGCTCCTTGCAGAAAGAGATAGCGAATCAAGTAATAAGGGGACGAAAAATGCCCAAAAATAACTTTTCTCCAATAGAAAGTTCACTCGTTACCCATGCGGTAACAGATGCAGCAACATCTCTGACAGTATCTGATCAGGCAAATTATGCCGAAGGTTACGTTAGAACAAACTCTGTTGTTGAAACGCGCGAGGGAACTACTCCGACAACAACGAAAGGCACACAGTGGGGAGCAGGAGACATCATCACCTTGAGATCAAGGAATGAGGTCACGGGCTTTCAGGTCATAAGAGAGAACGCTTCAAACGCTGCGACCATAGACTTCCAGTTCTACAACAAAGTTCCTGGAATGAATTAAGATGGCGGGCATATTTTTACCCGGAACATCTAAAGGTGGTGACATATCGGGAGTCACCGCGGGCGTTGGCCTGTCAGGTGGTGGAGATAGTGGCGGCGTAACTTTAACGCTTGATTTATCTGAACTTAGTGCTGTAGTTCCTACCAGTGGTGACTGGTTCGGGACGCTGGACTCAGACGATACTAACGAGCAGTTAACGACAACTGACGCTCTTGCGACGCTGTTTGCAGGTACAGGACTTACAGCAGCTAGTGCTGTTATAGGCGTGGATGCTGCCCAAACACAGATAACTTCTGTGGGTACTATAGCCACTGGAACTTGGGAAGCTACAGATGTGGGAGTGACTCACGGTGGTACTGGAGCATCTACTTTAACTGCCAATGGCGTTCTTATAGGTAATGGAACATCAGCAATATCATCAGTTGCTATGGCTACAAAGGGACACATCTTAATCGGGGACGGTAGTGGCAACCCACAAATGTTGGGTGTTGGAAGTAATGACCAAGTTTTAGTCGCTGATAGCGGTGAAACTACTGGGGTTAAATGGGCAGCGGCATCAGCAGGTGCGGTTACGGCATTAAACAATGCCACGGCAAATGAGATCGTTACCGTAGGATCTACAACAACAGAACTCGATGCTGAATCTACTCTCACATTTGCAAGCAGCAAGTTAATTCCTACAGCAACCGCTCATGGTGCTGCCGGTACAGCATTAACCATGTCGGCTGGCCCAACTACGGCTGGTACTACTAATAATATCGCAGGTGGAGCATTAACCTTTCAGGGTGGACAGGGTAAAGGTTCTGGGGCTGGTGGAAGTATTGTATTTCAGACTGCCAACGCTGCTGGTTCGGGAAGTTCTTTAAATGCTCTTGCAACTGCTTTAACCATTGAAGATGATTTAAATGCAACATTTGGAAATGATGTTCTCTTAAACACAGATAGTGCTGTACTTAAAATGGGTGCAGATGCTGACGCTACCCTCACACACGATGGCACTACAGGTCTTACCGTAGCTGCAAATCCATTTGAGGTTGACTCTGGTGGAAACATCACACTCGATGCACATACGGGCATCTTTATTTTCCAGGATGCAAACACAGAGGTTCTCAGGATTACTGAGGGTAACTCAGGTGATGTAACAATTAAACTGGAAACCAATGCCAAAGACCTTATCTTCACAGATAACGGTGATGCTACTGGCCTAACGATTAAGGATGCAGCAGCAGGAATTGTTGTTCCTGGCGAAGTCATGACAACAAAGATCAGCTTCACCGATGGTGATGATGCCATTACTATAGCTGACAGCGGAATCACTACGATTGCAAAGACAATGACGTTTGCAACTGATGCGAATGTTGTCCTTGGTGATGGTGGCAATGTAAATATTAGTACGCCACTGCTTGCAAACGCAGACCATACAACTACAGGTGTAACAGCAGAGATGCTGGCAGGTGCGGCGATAGCTGCTTTCAACGTGGTGTGCATCCATACAACTACACAGGAAGTGATTGTTGCTGACGCAAGTGCATACGCTACGGCAAGGGCCATAGGAATTGCACCGGCAGCAATCAGTGACACCGCAACAGGAACAGTTCTTCTTCAGGGTTTCATCCGTGATGACACATGGAACTGGACTACAGGGGCCACTCTCTATTTATCAGAGACAGCAGGAGCCATGACTGAAACTGCTCCGACAACGGACGGGGCATTTGATGTGGTTGTTGGTGTAGCACTTGAACCCGATGTTGTTTATTTCAATCCTAGTATGGACGTTATAGAACACGCGTAATGGCAAATGCAGTAGAGAAATTAAACACGATAGAAATAGGTGATATTGAAAAGGTCAACACTTTGACTGATGCCAATATTGAAGATATAAACACACTTGAATTTGCGGGTATTAGCTTTTATTCAAGAACTTTTACCGCTACTGGTGATTTTATAGTTAGCAGTGGTGGTGCTGTAGATATTTTGGTTGTCGGGGGTGGTGCAAGTGGTGGTCGTGGTGATGGATATACTCAAGGTGGTGGTGGATGTGGTGGAGCATTCGTTGAAACAGGTATCACTTTTGACGCAAAAACATACACAATAACAGTTGGTGCCAAACACTACCGCCATTTGCAACATTT